GGCTTGTTGTTGCATTAATGCATTTTGTCTTGATGCATCTAATCGTGCTTGTTGTAATCCTTGTGTCATTTGACCCAAACCTAGTTGTCTTTGTATGTCAGCTTGAGCGGCTTGTTGTGCTTGACCACCAAGACCTGAGTAAGCTTGACCTAAACCAAACTGACCTGCTTGTCTTGCACCTGCTATAGAACCAAGTCCTGAAGCAAGTTGTTGTTGAGCTTGTTGTTGTCTACCAAACTCGCCCATGGCTGACCTTTGTGCTTGTTGAAAACCTTGGCTTCTTAGCCCACCCAAAGCCTCTCCTAAGCCTCTACCGAGAGCTTCAGTGCGTTCTTCTGCACCTAATCTAGCTCTTGATCCAAAGGCAGATTCACCGCCTCTAGCAATGTCAGAAGCTCTAGCTGATATGTCAGCCATAGCTCCTCTTTCAAGTATGTCTTTGCGTACTTGGTCAATAACCTCTTCTTGGTATGGGTCCATGAACTGTTGGTATGAACTAGGGTCGTACTCAGCACCTGCGTATTCTCTTAACGCTTGCTCAGACTCACCCAAACCACCGAATAAACTTTCAATACCTGTACCAAAAGCTTGTTCAGCCTTTTGCATGTAGGGTTCTTGAACGCCAATTTTTTCTCTTGATAAGCCAATGGCTTTTAATTGTTCAGGAGATAGTCCTGCAATCTTTTGCGGTACGACAACTGGGTTGCCTTGCTCGTCATAAAATGTTCTCTCCGAAGCTCTAAATGCTTGTTGCATAAAGCCCGGTGAATAGCTAGAAGTACCCGGTATGCCTGAACCAAAGAATAATTCTCTAGTGGTAGGGTCAAGGGTTCTAAACTGTTGTTGAATGTCTGTTGCGATTGGTTCTGCCATTATGCTACGTTCCCAAAGTGTTCCATTAATTTGTACATAACTCTAGTGCCTGAGTCTCTTGTTGGCTCTCCGTTTGGAGTTAGAGTTAGTATGCCATTGTTGTTGTTAACATCAAAAGAACCTGCTCCTCTTACAGCTTTGGCAGTCATTACAAACTCACCGTCTGAAAGCATTGCAGGGATATCGTCTGATGTCTCAGTGCCTGCTCCATTGATTTGTCCATCTCTGACAGGAAACTCTTCTACATTGATAGCAACATCCATGTCACCGCCTTCTGCCATAGCTACAACACCACCATCGGCAAAAGCCATGATGCCACCACGAGATGCCATTCTTGGCTTACCGCCACTTAATGCAGGCATGCCTTCAGGAGTTAAACCAAACTCTACACGAGATGGCATTTCTTCTCCTGTTCTACGAGCTATTTCTGCTTCTATGTTATATCTACCAAGTGGGTCCATTTGTGTAAGTGGGGTTAAAGGCACACCTTTTTGATCTTTGGCTTCTTCATAAGCCAACTTACCAATTAAGCCCGCAAGTCCTGCAATACCTAATTTGCCCATCATGCCAAGACCACCTTGATCGTCTTTAGCAAAAAGACTGCTACTAGAAGGGTCTGTTTGTCCTTTTAAAGTGTCTTCTATGCCTTTTATGAAAGAGGGGGTTTTAGCTCCGCCAATAAAACTGCCACCTTGTAATCTTTTTATTTCTTCATCTGATACAGGCATGCCCGTTTTAGTGTTTATGTATCCTTGATTAACTGGGTCGTACTGTATTTCTTCAGGCAAAGGTTGCTGTCCACCACCAAACAAACCTGTGATGCCTGAGCCGAATCTGCCACCCTCTAAACCCTCTTGTGGTTTAAACAAACTGCTTACTGTATCTATTGGGCTTGTAACTAAATTTTTAATTCCACTACCAATAGCACTCGGTATAGCTTTAAAAGATTCGCCTAAGCCACTCAAAAAACTACCTTTGCCTGCTTCTTTAATAGCACCAAAACTATCTCCAATTGAAGGACCTGTTCTTAAAGGTCCTGCAACAGACAATAAAGCCAAGGGATTGGCTCTGCCTTTAGCTACATCATATACAGTGCTTGCGGTATCTATTAAAGCTGCTGGTGCTTGCCAAGGACCGGGTACAAACTTAGCTACCTTAGCCACTGGCTTAATAACTTTGTCCTTTACCTTTTTCCAAGTTTTAGACAGCCAACCAAACTCTTGTAAACCAGTTTCAGGATTGATTGATGCTATGCCTCCTAACTGACCCGTTGAATCTACCACTCTACTTTTTGGGTCTATGCCCATTTGCATCATGGTTTCTTCTAACATATCAGATGCTTGTGGATTAGCCTCTAATACAGGAGCAGGTATTACAACCTCACCCTCTGCAAGATGACCCAAAGTGGTATCATCCATTCTTCCTGATTCGGCACCAAGTTTTAATAATGGATTGCCTGATTCTTCTGCTTGTTGTTGTGCGTTAAATTTTAATAACTGAGTAATACCTTCATCACCCTCACCGCTAACTGGCATCATTCTGTCTTGTAAAATTTCTTCTTGAATTTCTTTGGGTGCGACTTCTTTTACAGTTTGCACAAATGCGTCTACATCCATGCCTGTACCCATTTCGTTGAGTATTTCTTGTTGAGCTTGCATAGACTCAGGTGAGTTCTGCGGATATGTCATTATGGTTCTAACTTGTTGTTCAAAACCAAGATCGACTAATGGTTGCATGACGCTTGTGTCTACATTTGATACCATTGGGTCTTGTACACCACTTAATAAAGCCTTGTTAATCCTAACCATATCGTTGTCAGACATAACGCCTGAGCCTAATGTGTCTCTGTTTGGCATCATATCCATCAAAGGACTGCTAGCATTAAAGGATGGTCTTCCCTGATTGAAGTTCATGCTTGCCTGAAACAAGGGAAGAGAGTCGGGTCTTTCCATGTCTGTTAAAAGGTTTTGAACTCTGTCTGTTAAATTTAAATCTTCCATATTAACTCGTTGTAACTGTTACGGAGCCTACCGCCCCTGTTCCACTCACGCCACTCAAATATGTTTGGTGACTATATAAATCACGAAAAGCATTCCCGTCATACGCTTGGTGAATCTCTAGTGTCGTATTAAACACTATATCACCCGCAATAAAGTTCAGTTCACCTAATTCGGATTGGTTGAACTGCGGGGTTCGATTAGGGTCGAACTGTCCTAAGTTTAACTCAAGTATCCTGACTAATCTATTAAAAACATCAGGTGTTACTTCGTCTAAAGCCTGCGGTAACCTTGTCGGTAATAGCTTTGCCATTATCTTCTACCATCAGGCTGTATATACATTCTAGTATATCCTAGTCTCCATTGCACTCCTAGTCTGTTTGCTGTGTCTGCGTCATCATCGCTTTGGAGTCTTAACACAGCTTGCCTTGCTCTAGTTCGTACATTTAATTCGTTGGTATTGTTAGAAACATCCTTGGTCACTTTGGTTGATAAACTTTGTGCAGGAAAGTTTCTTGTTTTAATTTGCATGTTTATTTGTGGCACGCCACTGTCTGTATTAGTGCCATAAAACTTAAGATCGGGAATAATTTTGCTAATAAAAGCAAAGTCGTTGCCTTCTTGTAAATCAAAATCAGAGCTTTCAATAAAGACATTATCCATTGGAGACCCATCATTATCTTCTCCTGTTTCTTGGTTGTATAGATAATTGTCATTAGTAGCAAGCGGTGCAGTAAATACATCTTCATCAAGCCAAGCAGTTCTCACAAGCTCGCCTATGCTCCATGTATTTTCTAAATAGTTATATATAACGTAGCGTGATATCTCACCAGTGCTATCTTGAGTTGATGGGTAAAACCACCAAACTTCATTGTATTGTTTATTAACCAAGGCATATGTTTTAAACAATTGTGATAAGTCTAAGTTTTCTTGCACATAACTTAAGACAGTGCATTCAAGCCTTTGCACACTACCGTTGTAACGATAGAAACCATCTTCAGCCATCCAGTAAACGCCATTGGGTGCATTGATACACGCATTGGGTGCAACCATACCAACACCTTGATTAAGTAGGTTGACCGCAAAAGTTAAAGGTGGTCCAACAAATTGTATTGAATATAAAGCTGAGTCAGTCCACACAAGGGTTTCTTGTCTTGATCTTATGCCACCAATAATTTCACTACCAACAGAAAGTCTTACCGAGCCTGCTGTATTGGTTGTTTTTGGCTCCCACTCAGTAATGCTTTCTTGATCCGAGAAAGCCACAAGCATAGGATCAATGGCTCCCGTTCTAGCCGTTCCTGCGTCATTAAGAGGATCGGCACCTAAAACAAATACATGCCTGTCTGTTTCAGAAACAATGGATTGTAATCCAACGGTGGGAGATAGATTGGCTCCTGATAAAGAGGTTATATTAACTGCTCTTGCGGATGTTCCTCCTGAAGAATCCCAGTAAAAAATACCTCCGCCTCTTGGATGCAATATTAGGTCTTCGCCAAAATTATCAGATGACCACAATCTAAGTTGATTGGTGAAGGTTAAAGAACCTGCAGAGCCATAAGCGGTTGAACCCCAAGCGTTTATGCCCCAACCCGTTGACGATACAAAATTATCAAGCCCAGTATTAAGTTGGTAAGCACCTACTACGCTACCACCTCCATTACCACTATCGCTTGCATTTGCAGTTACAGTGCTACCGCTAGTGTCCTTGGCTTCTATCGTATAGGAGTTAGCATTAACAATGGTTGCAATTTGATATTCTTGATTAAGTACAGTAGCTGTAATATTGCCACCTAAACTGCTAGCACCTGAAAAAGTCACAAAATCATTTTGTACAGCACCGTGTGCTGTATCTGCAACGGTAATTGTTGCATCACCATTGCTTGCAGAAAAAGTAACATCTCCTGCGTTTGTGGTTAGTCTTATTGGGGTGACGTCATAGAAGTTGTTACCTTCTTGTACATAAGATTTTAAATGCGTGCCAAGAAATAAATATTTTGTTCCTGCTAAAGAAATCCAAGCAAATAAATTTCTACAAGTTCCTAAAAATGAATTGCTAGTATTTTTTGCCCAACCACCTAATTTTTCAACAAAGCCTTTTCTAAACCTAATTAAAGACGCATTGAACCATCCGCCTGCGTTAGTGTAATCGGTTCCCTCTCTATTAATTCCTGCTTTAAACTGAAACTTTGCGTATGGCATGTTTCATTGCTATTAAGCGATTCGGATAATAGCTGTTGATGCCGCCGCCGCAGGAAATACAATTGTAAAGTCACCTGCTGTTGAAGTTTTGTCGCCACCAAAATCAATTGTGGCTACCGATCTGTCAGCATTGGTGTCGTTATAAATCATACAACCCCTTGCAGTGATAGTAGCTGTACCAAAAGTTAAATCAGCAAAGTCAGTAAAACCAGTAGTTCCTGAGCTTGTAGGATTAATGTTAGTTAAAGCTGACCCACCTGAAGTGTAATTTGTGCCACTGGCTTGACCAGTTGTAGTAAAAGCAGTTGTGGTAGCACCCAATGTTGCTGAACTTGTATACAAGGCTAGCTTAAATGAGTTTCCGCCTGACGCTAAAAAGTTGTGCTTACCTTCAAGTAACTCTTTTTTAAAGCTTGTTGTAAGTGTTGATGTAATTGCCATAATTATAGTTTCCTAATTAAATCAGCAGAATCTTTAAAACCTGCTTTTTCTAATTGATTGTTAATTGTAATCCTATCAGATTTTATGGCATTTTGCATATATAGTTCAATAACTTTTTCAATATTATCTTTGTACTCTTTTACTTGTTTTTGTATTTGCTCAGGAGCATCTTCACTTACATGAACAATTCTATCTACACATAGTTTAGCCCAAAAACTTACTGGGTGTCCGCCTTCATTTGTGGTGTGTACCTCAATCGCACCAATGTTTCCTAAAGCCGTATCTTCAATCATTTACCACTCCTTTGGTTCAACTGGGCTAGTTTTATCATCATGTCTTCCAATAAGTTGTGGTTCTATTGGTGATTGATTAATCGCTAGCTCACTCATTTTTTTTACAATCATTTTATCGCCATCCATCAAGGGAACCAACGGGTCTTTTAATCTATGATAGCCATAAAGTTTTTCTCTTGTTTCAATACATGTATCTAGCAATGTTGATGATCCTGCTACACCCACTTGCATTCCTGCATGCATACATTTAGATAGCCAAAACTCTACACAAGCTCTGCCCGATTCCGCAAAATGTAAATTGCCTTTATAAGTAAAGTCCACTCCATATATTTTTAAAGTACCCACCCTGTTCCATAAAGCAAATGCTATTGCATAGGCAACAGTATTATTTAAGTAACAACAATTAAGATCGGCAACGATTTCATCTATTGGATAAAGAACCAAATTTTTTGCTCTTTCATCAAGCTCACAGGTATAAATGGGTTTATCGCCTGTAGTCAGCATTCTTTTCATGCCACTGGTTTGACCACCTGCATCATCAGTATCTAAAAACCTAGATGGTGGGTCCATCATAAAAGTTCGATCATGAAATATAACAGAGCCTACAGCATTAATTCCCCACACCTCGTCAAAGTTATCACCGTGTGATTTAGCCAAGTTATAATCAAACCAACTGCGACCCAAGCCAACAATGGCTACGGTCTTGCCTTCAAGTTTTTTTATTCTCTTCATTTTTCTCCTCTCAAAAAGAAAATTAAGTTACATTAATTCTAAGCGAATCATACCTCATTTCATCTCTTGTATCTCTGCCCTCGCCCAAGTTCTTCAGCCTACCTAAAGCTTCTTTAAATTTAGAATCTAATATGCCAATCTCTGCTTGTGGTAGTTTTAAAAATATTGCACCTTCAACCAAACATGCATATAGAAGCGTATCAGGAGCCTCTGTGGATAAATAAGTTGTAGCACTAACACCATTGTATTCTACAGTTCCATCGGTTATTGATTTTGGTCTTGCTAAATAGTGAAGCTCTACATCATAGGCTTGATCAGGAACTGGTGACACCTCAAAGCTTGATTGATCAAATATTGAATAATACTTTGGCTTTCCTCTTGCTGATGTGCTTGATGAATATTCTTTAATAAAAGAATTATGTTTAAAATCGCAGTAAGTATAGCTACCACTATCTATAACCGCTAATGAAAAACTACCCAACCAATCTGTTGGCGTGTTTAAAAACCTTTGATCTGCCGTCAAATTACCTGAAACATTTTTTCTTTGATCAGGTAGCTGTACTACTTTAAATATTCTTTCTTCGCCCTGTGTGATAAATGTATTAAGCTGATTTACAAAAGTAGTTTCGTCAGTCTCAAGATAATCTTGGATAGCTGTTTTTAATGTTGTTAATGTAAAGCTCATGATTAAACCGTGTTAATTTGACCGCCCATGCCTGAGTGATTGGTACAATAATAATACAATGTTGGAGCTGATGATGCCACTTCTATTTGTGTATATGCATCTGATGACCCTGCTGTACCATTAGTTGTAACTCCAGTGGTATATTCTGACCCACCACCGTGTGTACCATCTGATGTTGTAGAAAATCTCAATGGATGACTGCTGTTGCTACTTGCCGATTGGTCAAATCTATATGTTTGTCCCTCAGTTAAATTAAGAGTAGCTGATCTACTGCCATCAATATAAAAATAGTTTGAGCCAAGATAACTAGCCACGGTTACCGTGTATGTTGTGTACGAAGGTGAGGGTGTTGGTGACGGGGTAGGACTCGGAGATGGAGATGGAGTTGACCCAGTAGCACCAGTAATTGTAATAGTACCGAGAGAAGAACTTAAAGCATTAGGAACTGTAAGTGCTGTACCTATAATACCCAAATCCCAGTTTGTATAAACTGTAAAATTTCTAGGTACTACGCTTGTATCAACTCTTGGATTGTTTAAGGCTTCAGGATCAGCAAGATTTCTTTTTACATCAAGTTGTGGATGCTTTGGCTCATAACATTCAGGACAGGTTCTGTATCCATTCCACTCTTTTCTTAGTTCACGCAAGCCATACCTAAAACCACATCTATCACAGATACCATACGCATTCTTTTCCGATGCGAATGCCATTATGCGTAATCGTATGCCCTAGTATCAGGGGTTGCTCTAAATGATGCTCTGTCCTCGTCTTGACTTAAAGCTCTTTCAAACTCTTCTTCATAGAGTTGTTTTAACATGCCCGTTCTTTCAGGAGCTTTTTTGAGGGATAGATAGTAAGCCAATCCTGCACTAAGGCAAGGATAGAACCTAAATGGCATCTGCAAAGTATCGGTTGATGCATCTACATCATCCATACGCATAATTCTATTTACATAAAGAACATCTGTTGAGTTCTCAGGGGCGTTGTATAGATAGATTGTTGGTGTAATTTGCTTGTCTACAAAATATTGAGATGGTCTACCTTGTGCAGTTTTATCAGGAACAGCGGCATATTCGCTTCTTGATATTTGATTCATTTGTAAATCACTTGGGGTGCCATTGGTTGTTCTTCTGATAAACGCATCTAATACATCTATGACAGCACTTGGATTTGTTGCATCCAAATCATAAGATGTTGTGCCTTGTGTCAAAGCGATAGATGTTTGTGAGATAGTCCATTGATTTAAACCACGGTTAGCCCATTCAGCTAGTAATAAATTTAAACTGCGTTTTGCAGTTTTTAAATCGTATGCTGTGCGTAGCTCAAGACCGCATCTTTCAAATGCTTCTTCTATGTATTCAGCTACATCTAGCTCAAAGTTTTTACTTCCTGAAGTTGCCACGCCTAATCCTCGTTGTATAAATTATCGAAAACTCGATTTACATCCAATGTATAGTCTAAATCAGATTTAGAGTAATGTATATGTGCAGAAGGTTTAAAATCGGGTGCATCACTGCCTGTTTCAAACCAAGCAGGGTGCGTAACTCTTACTCTATTATTCGGCAATGCTACAATATTTCCAGTCCACTCACCTGCGTCTAATAACTCTAATACATGACCGCTTTTGTGTTGTGCAGGATCATCAGCTATTTCGCTTTTTGAATAATCTACGGTGAAATAATACTTTGCAGGAAACATCTTGCCATCTATCTTTGCAAGCCAAGGGCAGGGTGTTGCTCTATCTATAACATAAACAGAGTTATGATGTGATGAACAATCCCATGGTTGTGCATCATGTACTGCCATAGGTTCTGCCCATTCTTCAAATGGTGTGTCTGCAACCAAAGCGGTTATTGGCATTCTTGCCCACATAGCTCCACCGTGTGCTGTATCTTCAGGCTCACCGTCTGCCTCTATGCCAGTAAAGATTAAATGAAATCCTAAGCAACGATTTGGCATAGTAGTAACGCCTATAGCCATAGCGTGCAAAAACTCACCATGATATTGCTCATGGTTATGTGTGTACTCTCTTCTCACCCAACACTTAAAGTGTGGGATATTACTGTATAAATAAGACACTACTTACTTACTTTTCCGCCCTTCTTGTAACCTTTTGTGCTTATTTTTCCGCCTTTTTTGTAGCCTTTAGATTTCATCGCACCGCCTTTTTTCATGCCCTTTGATTTCATCATGCCACCTTTTTTCATGCCTTTGGATTTGACCATACCACCGCTAGCATATCCTTTAGTTTTCTTGTGCATTATTGCTCCTAATTAAAATACTTATTCTATCACTTTTTTCTTTTGGCAAAAGTTTTTACATTGGTTGGTTTGCCACCAACACCTTGTTTCTTTGATCTTTTTCTCGTAACTGCTGATTTGATTTGTGATTTGGTCATTGACCGTGCTTTTGATTTAGGCACACATTTGGGATATTTTCTTTTTGATCCTTTTGCAGACTTTCTTCCGCACTTCTTAAACCCACCACCCTTTTTTGGTGATCCAATGTCTACCCACTCTTCCTTGAACCACTTCTTAAGTCCGCCTAATCGCTTAGTCATTAGCCACGCATCTTGGTTTTCTTTCTACGATTATTCATAACCGCACCACAACCACGAGCTATAAAACTTTTAACGCCTGCACCCTTTTTAACTGTGCCACCGTTAAACATAAAACCCATCTCGTTGCGTACTTGTTTAGGTAACTTAGGTAACCCCTTGTTGCCTTTGGGTATTGGTTTAAGACTTTTTTCCATAATTCCACCTTGTGCTTTATATTGACCGCCCATTCTTTTGTATTCTTTGACCATCCAAGCGTTTGCATAAGCTGATGGATAAACATCAAACTTAGCCTTTGCTTTAGACTTAGCTTTACTATAAAGACTTGGATTTTTTACATTGTCAGGTACTGCCATTTAACATTTCCACCTTCGCCTTGCTTGGCGTATTCTTGAGTTAGGATCATTCCTAGTTTTTGCCGAACTGCGTTTAAGTTGTCCAAGTGATCTAGCACAATAAGACTTACGCCTTTTTGCTGCTTTGCTTCCTTTTTTAACTTTACCAGTTACGGCTGTTTTTAATTTAGAACCGGGGTTAGCTTTTCTGTACGCTTTAACACCCTTTGCTGTCATACCTGCACCCTTTTTAGTGGGTCGATAATTAGCTCCCTTACCTTTCGTGGTTTTAGGTATGCTTTTAGACTTTTTTTTCTTTTTTTCAGCCATATCCAAAAGCGTAGCAATGCCGAAACATTGCTACTTTAAATATTAACTACCATAGTTTTTGATCAGCGTAAGCACGATAACATAGGAGTCACCACTGCCTGCACCTGTGGTAGTCAGGTTTATATCACCTGTTTTACCAGTGCCTGCTGTGTTTGCTATTCCACCAAACTCGGTAAAGTCTTCGTCAGTTGTGTAATCTGCGTTAAGGTCCCAACAAATAGTGTCGGTTGTTGCATCCCACAAAAGCTTTACACTCATGCCAAAGGTTGAATAAACAATCTTTGCAAGACGGACTTCCGTGCATACTTGACCATTGCTACTAGGATTTAAAGCACTAACATCTACCTTAGTAACTGCTGATTCGCCTGTACCATCT